TCAACTGCATAGGATTTCGTATATTGTCGAAAAGTATTGCATAGTGGTGCGCTGTGCTGCCATTTTGCTGCCACTTATCAGGGTTAAAGGGTTAAGTTGAACCGCTTCTGTTAGGTGGTCTGGTGCGAAGTGAGCATACCGCATTGTCACCTTAATATCCGTATGTCCGAGGATGCGTTGTAAGACCAGAATATTGCCGCCACCCATCATGAAATGGCTGGCAAAAGTATGGCGTAGAACATGTGAAAGTTGACCATCTGGAAGCTCGATTCCTGCGCGCTTTATTGCGCTCCTGAATGCTGAATAACATCCGGTAAAAAGCGGTTTGGAAGTTCTGTTTTTGGGTAGCAGCTCATAAAGTTCATCACTGATTGGAACCGTGCGGTTTTTCTTACCTTTCGTTTTGATGAAAGTGATCTTACCGGGGCTAATCTGCTTGCCAGTTAAATTTTCGGCTTCTCCCCATCGTGCGCCGGTCGCAAGACAGATTTTAACGATAGTGGTTAAATCACTTGCTTTGCTTTTCTCGCACTCCTCAAGCAGACGTGTGGCCTCCTCGACGGTAAGCCAGGCCAGTTCAATTTCTGCAATCTTAAATTCTCTGACGTTTTCCAGCGGGTTGGGTGCGGTCCAGTCATCAAGTCTTTTCAGCTCATTGAACATAGCCCGAAAGTAAGCCAGTTCGAGGTTTACAGTACGAGGGGTTACAGATTTCACACGGTCAGAACGTGTTATTTTCCCGCTTAACCGCTGTTCTCTGTACGTAGAGAATAATTTAGCGTTGAATTCGGTTGCTAGGGGATCGCCCATGGCTAGACAGGCAAACTCCATGGCACTTTTGCGCTTTTCTCCATCGGCTAGTGTTACGCCATGTGCGTTGTACCAGGCTGTAACTAAATCCCTTACGCGCCGTTTATCGGTCTTTTCACCAAGCCAAGGTTTGTCTTGTGCTTTTTCCTTTTCATGGCGCTCAAATGCTAGGGCTTCACCCTTAGTGGCAAACTGGCGGCGAATGCGCCGCCCATTTCTGCCGTTTGGGAAGACTTGCGCCTGCCATTTCCCATTGCTTAATTTGCTGACAGCCATCATTTAACCCTGGCTTACTGAACGCATTAAGCTTTGCCAATGTTCTTCACTGAGGATTTTAAGAGAAGCACCTTTGTTATCTCGGTACTCTATTGCCTGTTCAATTTTTCTACCAAAACTCTGGAATTTCCAGTCTTTAGAGCTAAGCGCTCCGATGATGAGATAATCCAGATCTTGAGTGACGCGATCAGATATTTTGCACCCTAATTTTATTAAGTCGGCTTCACACTGGCGGCGGGAACCGCATAGAAATTTCCCTGTAAGACATACTTTGCTATTTTCAGGGGTAAATGTGTCTATGAGATCTACTGGTGATGTTGTGGAATATCCGTCAACTATTCCCTCAGAAATATTAGAACCAGTTAAAGCGGTAATCTCTTGCAATAACGAAATGCGCTCGTCTTCAATGATGACCCCATCACTGAGAATTTCCCTGATCAATTCATATAAATGTTTTCCGGGGTAGTTATTTTTAAGAGAGGCATTCGTGGAGAGAAACCAATTAAGATAGCTAATTTCTTCATTGCTAAGATGATAATCAGAAGCCAGTCCTTTGCATAACCCTTCCAGTAAATGCTTGTCAGAGTCAACTGAATACAGGTCAATGTTTGGTGTGTCTATCAGTCCGCGCTGCATCTCAAGTAGCAATTCTTTTAAATCATCTAGTTCGTTTTGTTCCACGATGCCATCAGAAAGAATGTCTGCAATCCTATCTCTAATGCAACCTACATAATAATTTTGCGAAATTATTTCAGATTCTAATAACCATGTATCAAGAAAAATCATTTCCTTTTCACTGACTTTTCCGTCGCATGTCATACCCTCGATAATATTTATAAGGTTTGCAATGGCCTTATCTCTATTATGCGAGTAGTTTAATGCGCTGAACTGACTCATTTTAATCTCCTTATTCCATAAACTCAGTTTTGCTGATGACTTTACCTTGAACCTTTATTTCAGATACTGAACATTCAAATGATGCTGGGCCATTTTCTACGCGCAAGCGCCCGCCTGGGAGGCGGTACACCTGTTTGATACTCAAAAGCCCATCTAGCTCAATGAGCCATATTCCATCGGTGATCTCGCCTGTAAATTCTTCTGCTAGATAGTATGTGCTTTCGAACTTTACAAAGAACGGATCTGCGGCGTTTTGAGGCACGAGGTTGGAATCATAGGCAACCTGCGTGATGGAAGCGTATACCCCATTTGTGATTTCCTTTAGTTGCAAAAGCAATGTTGCGTCAGAGCTTGACTCTGTAGTGAGTTTTCCTTGTCCCGTGGTAAGCCAAAGCATAGACACACCTGTATCGAGATGGCAGGCAATTAGCCAGTCATGCGGGAAAGTATCGCGCATCCAGCGGTTCGCCATGGTGCTTTGGGACACACCCAAATGATCACATAGAGCCTGTCTTGTACTGAATCCGTAGGCCTGAAGTATGCGTGTTATTGCATCTTTCCCACCATTTTGAGATGAAAAGTTATAGGGTGAGATCGCCTGTGGGGTTTCTTTTGTGTTTGACATATTTAAAATGCGATCCTATCATCGGTTTTGTGGTGTTCGGAATAACTGCGAATAGTTCCGAATAGTGAAGTTTAAAACACAAACTGAGGAATAGTGCATCATGAAAAGCAATTTTTCAATGCGCCCCAGCATCAACCTTGTGGTGTCTGAACCATTCATCACACTGGATGAGTTCTGCCGCCGTACTGGTTACAAGCTTAGCTATGCCCGCCAGATGGTCCGCGAAGGTCGTTTACCTATCCGTAAAAAAGAAGGGGTAAACAGCCTTGTTGAAGTAAACATGTTTGCGTTGACGATGGAAGCAGCTCAAGGCTGTGAAATCGCAATGCAAGCCTGATAGTTCCATTTTGGGATATAGAGAGGCGCTTTACATGTTTGATTATAAGATTTCCAAACATCCGCACTTTGACGAAGCCTGCCGGGCATTTGCGCTGCGTCACAACATGGCTAAGCTGGCAGAACGCGCAGGAATGAATGTCCAGACGCTGCGTAATAAACTGAACCCAGAGCAACCGCATCAGCTCACGCCGTCGGAAATCTGGCTGCTTACCGATCTTACTGAGGACTCCACGCTGGTTGACGGTTTTCTGGCTCAGATTCACTGCCTGCCATGCGTACCGATGAACGAAGTGGCAAAAGAGAAGCTGCCACATTACGTCATGAGCGCTACTGCTGAAATCGGACGTGTTGCTGCCGGTGCCGTATCGGGTGATGTGAAAACCACCGCAGGCCGCCGCGATGTTATCAGCAGCATTAACTCTGTTACTCGTCTGATGGCACTGGCTGCCGTTTCGATGCAGGCGCGTTTGCAGGCTAACCCGGCGATGGCAAGCGCGGTGGATACCGTGACAGGCCTCGGCGCTTCGTTCGGTCTGATCTGAGGTGGTTATGCTGACTAATGAACCATCTTTCGCGTCACTTCTCGTTAAGCAAAGTCAGGCAATGCATTACGGTCACGGCTGGATCATGGGGAAGGATGGCAAGCGCTGGCACCCGTGCCGCTCTCAGGATGAACTGCTGGCTGACCTGTCCACAACCAAACAGGGGAAATCATGGCTATTGAAGGCGCTACGGCGACTGTTCCATTAAGCCCCGGTGAACGCCTGGACGGACTGAACCATATTGCGGAATTGAGGGCTAAAGTGTTTGGTCTGAATATTGAGCCGGAGCTTGAAAGGTTTATTAAAGATATGCGCGACCCACGCGACGTAAATAATAAACAGAATGAGCGGGCACTGGCAGCCATTTTTTATATGGCAAAAATTCCGGCAGAACGTCACGGCGTCAATATTAGTGATCTGACTACTGACGAAAAGCGGGAACTGGTGAAAGCAATGAATCATTTTCGTGCAGTGGTGAGCTTATTTCCCAAACGGCTAACCATGCCGAATTAATCCACAACAGAAATTAATGGCGTAAACCCGCCGGGCTTCTTATTGCCCAAATTCAGGAGAAACAACGATGCGAAATATTGAAACCCGTACCACTAAAACCGGACCAGATGATGCTGGTTTAAACCTGCTGTTGAGTGAAGCACGCAAAGAAGAACGCCGGGGACGTGCAGATGTGATGGCTGCGCGTCTGGATTCTTTAGCTGCTCGTATCGTGTCACGTCAGCTTAACCACACGGAAGCAGCTGAGCTGCTGCGTCAGGAAGCTGTGAAGATTCAGAACGAAGCGCAGGAGATCCACTGATGGCTGATTCAATGGACCTTGTACAGCAGCGCGTTGAAGAAGAACGCCAGCGCCACATCCACACCGCCCGTAATAAAGCGCCGGGCGTTTCCCGTGTTCTCTGCATTGATTGCGATGCACCGATCCCGCCAGCACGCCGCCGCGCCATTCCGGGCGTGCAGTGCTGCGTCACCTGTCAGGAAATCGCAGAGCTGAAAGGCAAACACTACAATGGAGGTGCTGTATGAGCATTATTAATACGACAATTAGCCAGCGTGCAAAACGTTGGCTTGATGATGGGCGCTTATTTATTGATACCGAAACTACTGGATTGGGTGATGATGCGGAAATCGTTGAGATCTGCATCATAGATAAAAATGGTTTTATTATGCTGAATACGCTAATTAAACCTACTAAGCCTATCCCCGATGAGGCTATCGCTATTCATGGCATTACCAATGAAATGGTTACTCATGCACCAACTTGGAAAGATGTTCATGGTGCAGTAGCCGATCTGTTCTTTAATTATGGATTCGTTATTTATAATGCTGATTATGATACTCGTCTGATTCGTCAAACAGCGGAATTAAATGGATTAGGGACGGACGGATTATCTTCATTTATGGATGAGTATTCTCTGTGCGCCATGAAGTTATATGCAGAATATCGTGGCGAACCGGGGAAATATCACGGTTATAAGTGGCATAAGTTAGTTGATGCCGCCGCGCATGAAGGGGTTGTGGTCGAGGGGCAGGCACACCGTGCTTTAGCGGATTGCAAAATGACAGTAGGTGTCATCAAAGCCTTGGCGCAAGGCGGTGCAGCATGACCATGAACCGCATAACCGATGAAAGTTTGAATCAACTTATAGCAATTGAGTCACTGGCTAGTGATAACGCTGGTGACGATAAGCGTCATGCTGACCAGATTTATCATTCAAATATTGTTTCCGCATTAGAGGAACTACGGGATTGCAGAAATTCTGCAGCATCACCGGTGGCTTGGACTGATGGAACCGAATTGCGCGAAATCGAACACGCGGCGGTTGCTGAAATGTGGGGCAAGCCGCACGGTTTTGGGCAGGATATAGCTCTTTATAAGGCTGCGCTGGCGGAACCGCCAATTGTTAATGATGTAGTCGGCATTATTGCGCTGCTACATGAAAACGAATGGGCAGATCACTGCACGAAAACAGCGCTAGGACAACAGCTGGAATATGAGATTACTAGGCTTATTAATGAAGCTCAGGCTAATCAGAACGTATCTCATTGGTCTAATCTGTGTCCTGATAATTTCCCAGCAACTCCTGCAAGCCGTGATCTGATTGGAGGGTGTCATTGGCTCGACTGGAACCAGCTAAGCGCTCTTGGCCTGATTGTTCGAGTTAATAAAGAAATTCTACACCCTATGGGATTGGCATTATTCCGCGATCCAGAAAGTGGTGTTTCGGATGGTGCCCTGATTGCCCCAGATGGTAAATGGCATTATGCAGATGATATTGAGAAAGGCGGTGCAAAATGAGCACCATTCTGAAATGGGCGGGAAATAAAACCGCCATCATGCCGGAACTGATTAAGCACCTTCCTGCTGGTCCGCGACTGGTTGAACCTTTCGCAGGTTCATGCGGGCTTTGTTGAATAAATCAGATTTCGGGTAAGTCTCCCCCGTAGCGGGTTGTGTTTTCAGGCAATACGCACGCTTTCAGGCATACCTGCTTTCGTCATTTTGTTCAGCGCTCGTACCAGGGCCATAGCCTCCGCAACCTGACCATCGTAGTCACGCAGCGTCAGTGAACCCCCGAACAGCTGTTTTACCCGGTACATCGCCGTTTCCGCTATCGAGCGACGGTTGTAATCTGTTGTCCATTTCCACCGCGCATTACTCCCGGTCATTCGCTGATTAGCCACTGCACGGTTACGGTCTGCATATTCACCGGGCCAGTAACCCGCACCTTTTCGGGGCGGGATAAGCGCGCTGATTTTCTTACGCCGCAGTTCATCGTGACAGAGCCGGGTGTCGTAAGCGCCGTCTGCCGATGCTGCCCTGATTTTTCTGTGAGTCTGCCGGATAAGATCCGGGAAGGCTTCTGAGTCCGTCACATTGTTCAGCGACAGGTCTGCACAGATGATTTCATGTGTTTTGCTGTCAACTGCCAGATGCAACTTTCGCCATATACGACGGCGTTCTTTGCCGTGTTTTTTGACTTTCCATTCGCCTTCACCAAAGACCTTCAGCCCGGTGGAATCAACCACCAGATGCGCGATTTCACCTCGGGTGAACGTTTTGAAACTGACATTAACCGACTTTGCGCGCTTGCTGACACTGGTGTAATCCGGGCAGCGCAACGGAACATTCATCAGTGTAAAAATGGAATCAATAAAACCCTGTGCAGCCCGCAGGGTCAACCTGAACACGCGTTTAATGACCAGAACGGTGGTGATGGCGAGATCAGAATAGCGCTGAGGTCTTCCCCGTGATGAAGGCGTTGCCGACTCATACCAGGCCTGAATAGCTTCATCATCCAGCCAGAAAGTTATGGAGCCACGGTTGATGAGGGCTTTATTGTAGGTGGGCCAGTTGGTGATTTTGAACTTTTGCTTTGCCACGGAACGGTCTGCGTTGTCGGGAAGATGCGTGATCTGATCCTTCAACTCAGCAAAAGTTCGATTTATTCAACAAAGCCGTTCATGCGCTGTAATGATGGCGACAGACTATCCTCATTATCTTGTCGCGGATATCAATCCAGACCTGATAAATCTTTTTAAGCATATTGCATTTGACTGCGAGAAATTTATTTCAAATGCAAAAGGATTCTTTTTAGGCACAAATAGCGCTGAGTCTTATTACAACATCCGTCAGGATTTTAATCATTCGGCTGAAACCACCGATTTCTGGAAAGCTGTATTTTTCCTTTATCTTAATCGCCATGGTTATCGTGGATTGTGCCGCTATAATTTGAGCGGTCATTTTAATGTCCCTTACGGTAATTATAAAAAACCGTATTTTCCTGAAAGTGAAATACGCGCTTTTGCAGAAAAGGCTCAACGCGCAACGTTTATCTGTGCCAGCTATGATGAAACACTGGCGCTGCTGCAGGCTGGTGATGTTGTTTATTGTGATCCGCCATACGATGGCACATTTAGCGGTTATCACACTGCCGGTTTTACAGAAGACGATCAGTATCATCTGGCGTCTATTCTTGAGCGCCGGTCATCAGAAGGTCATCCGGTTATCGTGTCCAACAGCGACACGTCCCTGACCCGTTCGCTTTATCGTAATTTTACCCGCCATCGCATCACTGCAAAGCGCAGCATGGGTGTGGCTGCCGGTGAGAGTAAATCTGCAGCAGAAATCATCGCCACAAAATCAGCAGGCTGGTTTGGTGTCGATTTGGCGTCCGGTCCAGATATCTCGGTGGAAACTGAGGTGCGGGCGTGGCAGTGAGTAAATTCACATTACATAATGCACCAACCACCGGCGGCTCGAATGAGGCCGCCGTGGCCTTTTCATGGAGTAACCCTAAAAAAGCGGTTAACCCATATCTGGACCCGGCGGAAATTGCGCCGGAGTCTGCGCTTTCAAACCTGATCGCTCTTTACGCTGCGGATAACGAGCAGGAGCAGCTGCGCCGTGAGACGCTGAGCGATGAGGTCTGGGAACGCTATTTCTTCAATGAATCCCGTGATCCTGTCCAGCGCGAAATGGAGCAGGACCGGCTGATTAGTCGTGCCAAAATGGCGCGCGAGCAGCAGCGTTTTAATCCCGATCTGGTCATTCTGGCTGACGTTAACGCCATGCCGTCCCATATCAGCAAGCCTCTACTGGAGCGGATTAAATATTTCCATAGTCTGGGCAGAGAAAAAGCCTATTCCCGCTACCTGCGCGAAACGATCAGGCCGTGTCTTGAGCGGCTGGAGCGCGTACGTGACAGTCAGGTGTCTGCCTCTTTCCGGTTCATGGCGAGCCATGACGGGCTGGAGGGGCTGCTGGTACTGCCTGAAATGAATCAGGATCAGGTTAAGCGCCTTTCCACGCTGGTTGCGGCGCATATGAGCATGTGTCTTGATTCGGCCTGCGGTGATCTGTTTGTCAGCGATGATGTTAAACCAGAAGAAATCCGCCAGGCATGGGAAAGGGTTGCCGCAGAGGCGATGCGCCTTGAGGTCATCCCGCCTGCCTTTGAGCAGTTACGCCGCAAAAAGCGCCGCCGCAAGCCGGTGCCCTATGAACTGATCCCACCGTCGCTGGCGCGTATGCTGTGCGCGGACTGGTGGTATCGCAAATTGTGGCAGATGCGCTGCGAGTGGCGGGAGGAACAACTGCGCGCCGTCTGCCTGGTAAACAAAAAAGCATCACCGTATGTCAGCTACGAAGCCGTGATCCACAAGCGCGAGCAGCGCCGCAAATCGCTGGAGTTCTTCCGCTCGCATGAGCTGGTCAACGAGGACGGCGACACGCTGGACATGGAAGAAGTGGTGAACGCCAGCAACAGCAACCCGGCACACCGCCGTAATGAAATGATGGCCTGTGTTAAGGGGCTGGAGCTGATCGCGGAAATGCGCGGAGACTGCGCGGTGTTTTATACCATCACCTGCCCGTCACGCTTCCACGCAACCCTTAACAACGGCAGACCTAATCCGAAGTGGACCAGTGTCACTGTCCGGCAGAGCAGTGACTATCTGGTTGATACGTTCGCCGCTTTCCGCAAGGCAATGCACAAGGCCGGGCTACGCTGGTATGGCGTCCGGGTGGCAGAGCCGCACCATGACGGCACCGTGCACTGGCACCTGCTGTGCTTCATGCGCAAAAAAGACCGCCGTTCCATCACCGCGCTGCTGCGTAAGTTTGCCATCCGTGAAGACCGCGAGGAGCTGGGCACCAATACAGGGCCGCGCTTCAAGTCCGAGCTTATCAACCCGCGCAAGGGCACGCCGACCAGCTATATCGCTAAATACATCAGCAAGAACATCGACGGGCGCGGGCTGGCTAAAGAAATCAGCAAAGAAACCGGCAGATCACTGCGTGACAGCGCCGAGCATGTCAGCGCCTGGGCGTCACTGCACCGTGTCCAGCAATTTCGTTTCTTTGGTATTCCGGGGCGTCAGGCATACCGCGAGCTGCGCTTGCTGGCTGGTCAGGCGGCGAGACTGCAGGACGAACGCAAAGCGGGTGCGCCGGTACTGGATAATCCGCGTCTGGATGCGGTACTGGCAGCTGCAGATGCGGGTTGCTTTGCCACCTACATCATGAAGCAGGGCGGTGTACTGGTTCCCCGCAAACATCACCTTGTCCGCACGGCTTATGAGCTTAACGATGAACCGAGCGCCTACGGCGATCACGGTATCCGTATCTATGGCATCTGGTCCCCGATTGCAGAGGGCAAGATTTGCACGCACGCGGTGAAGTGGAAAAAGGTTCGTAAGGCCGTTGACGTTCAGGAGGCGACAGCCGACCAGGGCGCTTGCGCCCCTTGGACTCGTGGCAATAACTGTCCCCCTGTTGAAAATCTGAACAAATCAGGGGGTGATTTACCCGATATTAAAACCATGGATGAGAAGGAGCTGCAGGAATATCTCCACAACATGGGCCAGAAGGAACGGCGGGAGCTGACAGCCAGGTTAAGACTGGTAAAACCTAAGCGGAAAAAAGCCTACAAACAGAATATTTCGGAGCAGCAGCGCCTGCAGCTTGAGGCAGAGCTGAGTTCCAGAGGGGTCGATGGCTGCGAGTCAGAGATTGACCTGCTTCTGCGCGGCGGCAGTATTCCGTCAGGTGGAGGGCTACGTATTTTTTACCGCAACAACCGTCTGCAGGAAGATGACAAATGGCGTCAGTGGTACTGATGCCGCAGCTTTAACAATTCGTGCTTTATTGACTGGCGTCAGTTTATCCAATTAACTGACAAAAAAGAGTTTTACATTTTTAAATCACTCATATACTGTACACATAAACAGTGGGTATATATACAGTTGTTGTGTATCCGTGTAATGATAGGAGGGATGATGCAGGACTATCTTTTGGAGTCATTAAAGCTCCAGCGTATTGATTTTTTTATCAAGCTTGTAGCGGCTAGTGAGTGCAGCGACGAAGAAAAGCGGCTGGCTATCCAGTGGGTGTCCGAACTGACCGACGAGTTGATGGCGAAAATCCGCAGCCATGAATACTGTCGGTCAATGGACGTAACCAGTTAAAGGGAATCTGTATGCGCATTGAAATAATGATCGATAAAGAGCAGAAGATTAGCCAGTCTACACTGGACGCCCTTGAATCCGAGCTTTACCGTAATTTGCGCCCTCTGTATCCCAAAACAGCAATTCGTATCCGCAAGGGCAGCGCCAATGGCGTTGAGCTGAGCGGGTTAAAGCTGGATGAAGACAAACAGCGAGTGATGGAGATAATGCAGCAGGTCTGGGAGGACGACAGCTGGTTACATTAGCGAACGTTGCGGACGATAAAACTGGTTTTTACCGTCCGCAAGGTTGAACAACGAGCCAAGCGAGGCGTTAGTGCTGTTGTGCATGTCTATGCCGCATGAAATCGCATGATCGTTTGAGGATCGTTTTTGCTGAGGCCCGCCAGAACTGGCGGGCTTTTGCTTATGTCATGCAGGTGCATGAAAACCACTACACAAAGCGGGCAGGCGTGGCGGGGATACGAGCGCGCGCAACGGGGTGAAATAGTGAAAATCCGGCGCAATCTCCGGCACGCTGGCGGCTTCAATTGGCGAGGGTGAGGGAGTGGCAGCAAAAAAGAAGCGCCCCGCAGAATGCTGCTGGGGCGCTGTGAGGGGCAGTATTGTTGTCGTGGTGCGGTGGGTCAGTCGTTGCGCTTGTCTTCTGTCAGTCCCAGCGTGTACGGCTCAAAGCGGATCACTTCTTCGCCCAGCCAGTCGTTAAGCTCCTGCAGTCGCTTCTGCAGCGGCATCAGCTCGTTGCGGACAAAGACGCGGCTGGCCTTTTCCACATCACCAAAGCCGCCGGTATTGTTGGGAATAATGCCCATCATCTGCGGCGGTACGCGGTGCGCTGCCATCATGTCATCGCGGCTCACGTTCTTGATGTTCAGAAACTCATCTTTCGCCGCAACCTCCGATAACGGGATGATCTGGATGCCGTCCTTTTTACCGTTGGGCGAATACATAAACAGGTTGCGGAAGTTGCCCGGCCCTTTGGCGCTTTTCATTGCCTGGCGGATATTATTCACGTCCTCCTGATTCTGTGCTGCGTCGGTCATGTACATGATGAAACCCGCATGGCTGCCGTTGATGTAATACTTCCGGCGGAACAGCGTTGCGGACTCGTTGAGCAGGGTTGACGGAATGGCGGAGAGATAGCCGGGCAGCCCGTAAATCTCCTGGTTAATATCCGGCTCCAGCAGATGAAAGATGTTGCCTTGTGTAAATTCATAGGGCTGCGTGGTCAGGCCATACTGCACAAACCAGTAGGTGTCGAGGTCCACGCCACGGCGTGTGTACTTCGCCAGTGCTGGCTCCAGTGAGAGAACACCGCCGAGCCGGTTGGTGCGCTTTTCCAGATAGGCGTTACCGAACACCAGATAATCCTGGACGAAACGGGCAAAAGCCTGCTGGCTGAGCAGGCGGTGCGGGATGTAGGTACTGCTGAGAATGTCACGCTTTACGGCAATCGGTGAACTGTGATGCACGGCGGCGCGATAGGTCCGCGCCAGTCCGTCAAAGCTCACCGGCGGCTCATACCAGCGGTCCATCTGCACGCATTCCACGTAGTCCAGCAATTCGCGTCGGTCTAACACCGGCACCGGGTCGCCAAAGCTGAACGCCTCCGCCGCAGCGCCGCCTGATTTAGCGTTGTGATCTACCGCTGCGCGGTTATTCTTGTTTTTACGTTTGCTCATGCCGCCTGCTCCTTGTCAGCCTGGGGCCATTCGCACATAAACAGCATTTTCCAGTCCTCTGCTGATAACTCTTTTTTCATGTCATTCAGCCATTCATCATCAAAGAGCGCGGCTCCAGTTGCGAGCGTTGCCCCGGATGCTGCAGCGTCATCAGCGGTAAAGGTCATGCAGGTAGTGCTGTTGCGGGCAATCAGCTTCTTGTATTCCTGCCATGCTTCCGGGTTGGGGCTTGGGGTGGTGTAGTAGGTAGCGTGATAGCGCGCGTGCATGGACAGGCTTTTGGCGAGCGCAATCATGTTTCTTGGGGAGTCAGCCCAAGCATACTCTGACACGTAGACGTTTCCGTGGAGCGCAGCGGCGAGACTTTTCGGCCCGATAAAATAAATGACCGCACCGTTTGGTAGTTCCAGATGCGCTTTACCTGATTTTATTTTCCCAAGATGCGTCCAGGCTGCTGCCTCACTTAAAAAAGCTGATATATAGGTTTTGACAGTCAGGGCTGATGCCGGGGTGCAGCCCAGAAAAATCTGGTTGCGTCCGGTATGCAGTGCATCGTTCAGGGCTTCGTAGGCGAAAAAGAAATCCGCGCCAGCCTGACGCATTTTTGTAAGCACGCGGTTTCTGCTGCGTGCGCCACTGTTCCATTCATGCTGGTAAGCAAAGAAAGGGCGATCTACAGGCAGGCTGGCGGTGGTCATGAGGTTAGTTGGGGTTGAGTGCATCAGAAAATCTCCACAATGTTGCTGGTATTGGCGGCTTCGCCCTGCAGCGGTTCGTTAAACAGTGCGTGCATCGTTGCCCAGGCCAAATCTGCGTGGCTGGCTTCTTCGCTGCGGCTGGCTTCGTAGGTAGGGCGGTTGCCGCTGGCGGTGGTGGCCCGGCGGATAGCCATAAAGGACTGCGCAATGTCGGTGTGCCCGGCGTCGAACTCCAGACGCCGGTGGCTGATAATGTCGTATGCCTTGAGCACCAGGGCGTTTTTGACGTTGGGGTTGTAGACAAACTCCCGCACGGCAGGAAAGAACGCTTTCACGTTCTCGTAGACACCGTGACCGACGCCGGTCGAGTCGATGCCGATATAGGTCACGTTGTACTGCTGCGTCAGTTTTTTAATGGCGTCAGCCTGGGCGCGGAAATCCATCCCGCGCCACTGGTGCCGCTCAAGAATGCGGAACTTGCCGCCCGGTACGGTTGGCGGTGCCACCACCACACACCCGGCGCTGTCACCGTTCTGCGTGCCTTTCGCCGGGTCGTATCCGATCCAGACTTCGCGCCAGCCAAACGGGCGCAGCGCCAGCGCCTGAAAATCTGCCCATACTTCCCAGCTGTCCACCATGCACGCCTGCAGCTCGTTGAGCGGGAATACTGACGCCAGATCGTCAATAAATTCGCACATCAGCAGGTTCTGGTATTCGTCCGGGCTGTACTCCATGCGCAGCTGGTCGAGGTCGAACAGATTACAGCCGCCGCGCACCGCATCTTCCACGGTGACGATCTGGCGGTACTGTCCGTCAGGGCAGAGCAGGCCGCGCGCAAGGTTGCTGTGGGTCAGGTCAATATCCACCTTATCCGCTTTGGCGCGACCCCGGTTAAACAGCGCACCGGACCAGAACGGATAGGCACTGTGGGTCAGGCTGGACGGCGTGGAAAAGTAGGTTTGTCGCCATTTCTTGTGAATGGCCATACCGGAGGCAACCTTGCGCAGCTCCTGGAATTTCGGTATCCAGAAATATTCATCAAGGTACAGGTTGCCGTGGTAGCTCTGCGCCGTGCGGGCGTTGGTGCCGAGGAAGTACAGGCACGCGCCGTTGCTGAGCGTCATCGGGTCGCCTTTCAGCTCAACATCCACCTCTTTTGCAAAGTCGATGATGTACTGCTTAAAGACGTGCGCCTGCGCCTTACTGGCTGAGAGGAAGATCTGGTTGCGCCCGGTGGTGATGGCATCAATCAGCGCTTCGCGGGCAAAAAAGTATGTTGCCCCAATCTGACGTGATTTAAGCAGGTTGCGAATGCGGTGTTTTACGCCTGCCTGCCACCAGTGGCGCTGATATTCAAACATGCCGTTACGGAAGATTTCTTCCAGCTTTTCGGTCTGTTCATCAGTGAAGACATTCTTTTCGGGCTGGCGGCGTGGACCTTTGTTACGGTTAGCGACGTTCGGGTTTAAGTCAGCTTCGTTCCCGCCATCGTTAAATTTACCGATCCGGGCGTGGCGCTCTGACTGGCGCGCCAGCAGGTCAATTTCCTTGAAGTCTTTCCCTTCTTTCTGCTCCTTCATGATGAGCTGGCAGTAACGTGCGGCGGTGGTGAGCTGCATCTGATCCAGCGGCCCATAGTCGCCCCACTTGTCGCGTTTTTTCCAGCTGTGAACGGTTGCAACTTTTTCGCCCAGCATTTCAGCAATGCGGGCTACGCGGTATCCCTGAAAGTACAGCAGCATGGCCTGCCGACGGGGATCGAGGTCTGCGGGGGTCAGTGTCGTGTTCATGGCCCAAACATACGGCCTTGTATGGCGGCTTTCCCCGGCTGCGTTTTGTGTGGTTTACCGTACAAATACAGCGCGTTGTCTCACTCCCCCCATCACCGCAAACATAAGGCTCCAGTAAGTTATTTCTAACGGAGCATGGCTCATGACAGTGAAAGCAAAGCGTTTCCGTATCGGGGTGGAAGGTGCCACCACTGACGGGCGCGAGATCCAGCGTGAATGGCTGGTACAGATGGCTGCCAGCTACAACCCGACGGTCTATACCGCGCTGATTAACCTTGAGCACATCAAGTCTTATCTGCCGGACAGCACCTTTAACCGCTACGGCAGGGTGACGGGGCTGGTTGCAGAAGAAATCAAGGACGGCCCGCTGGCGGGCAAGATGGCGCTTTATGCCGATATCGAACCCACGGACGCCCTGGTGGAACTGGTGAAGAAAGGCCAGAAGCTTTTCACCTCCATGGAGGTCAGCACGAAGTTTGCCGACACTGGCAAAGCCTATCTTGTGGGGCTGGGTGCGACGGACGATCCTGCGAGCCTGGGCACCGAAATGCTGGCTTTCAGCGCCAGTGCAGCACATAACCCGCTGGCAAACCGTAAGCTGAACCCTGAAAACCTGTTTTCGGAAGCGGTTGAAACGCTGATTGAACTGGAAGAAGCCCAGGACGAAAAGCCGTCCCTCTTTGCCCGCGTCACCGCGCTGTTCACCAAAAAAGAGCAGACCGACGATGCGCGATTCTCTGATGTGCATAAAGCCGTGGAGCTGGTCGCTACTGAGCAGCAGATCCTGAGCGAGCGCACTGATAAATCCCTGTCCGATCAGGACCAGCGCCTTTCTGAGCTGGAGTCCTCCCTGCAGGAGCAGAAGACCGCCTTTGCCGAGTTACAGCAGCAGCTGAGCCGTGAAGACAGCCGCAAAGATTACCGCCAGCGCGCGCCGGGCGGTGACGCACCGGCAGGCACCCTGACCAATTGCTGATGGAGCATAAAACCCGATGAAAAAGAAAACCCGCTTTGCCTTTAACGCTTACCTGCAGCAACTGGCGCGCCTGAACGGTGTGGAAGTTGAAGAACTGTCCAGCAAGTTTACCGTGGAGCCGTCCGTGCAGCAGACGCTGGAAGACCAGATCCAGCAGTCCGCCGCTTTCCTGACGCTGATTAACATCACGCCGGTCACTGAGCAGTCCGGTCAGTTGCTGGGGCTGGGCGTTGGCAGCACCATTGCCGGAACCACCGATACCACCACCAAAGAGCGCGAGCCTACCGATCCGACGCTGATGGAAGACGTGGAATACAAATGCGAGCAGACCAACTTTGATACGGTGCTGACATACGCAAAACTGGACCTGTGGGCGAAATTCCAGGACTTCCAGGTGCGTATTCGCAACGCCATCGTCAAGCGTCAGGCGCTGGACCGCATCATGATCGGTTTTAACGGCGTGAAGCGCGCCAAAACCTCCAACCGTGCTGAAAACCCGCTGCTGCAGGACGTCAATAAAGGCTGGCTGCAGAAAATCCGCGAAGACGCGCCGGATCATGTTATGGGCAGCAAAACCGCCGAAGATGGCACCACTACTGCAGAGCCGGTAAAAGTTGGTCCGGGTGGCAAGTACGTAAATCTGGATGCGGTGGTGATGGATGCCGTTAACGAGCTGATCGATGTCGAGTATCAGGATGATGACGAGCTGGTTGTTGTCTGTGGTCGTGAACTGCTGGCTGACAAGTATTTCCCGCTGGTTAACAAAGAGCAGGACAACAGCGAAAAAATCTCTGCCGATCTGATTATCAGCCAGAAACGCATGGGTGGCCTGCAGGCCGTGCGTGCGCCTTTCTTCCCGGCAAATGCGCTGCTGATCACCCGTCTGGATAACCTGTCCATCTACTGGCAGGAAGAAACCCGCCGCCGTTCTGTTATCGACAACCCGAAACGTGACCGGATTGAAAACTTTGAATCCGTCAACGAGGCGTATGTGGTCGAGGACTACCGCTGCGCGGCACTGGTGGAAAACATCGAAATCGGTGATTTCACCCCGCCTGCAGCAGAAACAGGAAACGGAGAGTAACGCATGAGCCTGAGTCCCGCACGGCAGCACCGCCTGCGCATTCAGGCCGAACAGGCCGCCCGTGAGGGCGGCAGTGTTCGCCATGCGTCGGGTTATGACCTGATGCTGCTGCAACTGGCAGAAGATAGCCGCAGGCTTAAAGGCATCCAGTCCACGGTGAAAAAGGCGGAAATCAAGGTGGAGCTGCTGCCGAAATATTCTGCCTGGGCAGAGGGCGTGCTGGCTGCCGGAGGCGCGCAGCAGGATGACGTGCTGATGTACGTGATGTTGTGGCGTATCGACGCCGGTGATTATGCCGGTGCGCTGGAAATCGGGCGTCATGCGCTGCGCCATGGCTGGGTGATGCCGCTGGGCAACCGTAACGTGCAGACCGTGCTGGCAGAAGAAATGGCAGACGCGGCGCAAAGCGCTCTGCTTGCTGCTGCCGGTTTTGATGCCGATCTGCTTCTGCAGACGCTGGACCTGACAACCGATCTGGATATGCCGGACCAGTCGCGGGCGCGCCTGCATAAAGCTATCGGCGCTGTACTGAGCGAAAGCAACCCGGCGTCTGCCCTGAATCACCTTACCCATGCGCTGCAGCTTGATCCCCGCTGCGGTGTGAAAAAAGAAAAGCAGCAGCTGGAGCGCAGACTGCGCAATGACAGCCGCTAAAGAACGTGCCCCGCGCACGGGCGGCACGGGATGGCGAAAGGCACTGCCACATCAAAATTCCGTCCACCGCCCACTTATTCAGGAGAAAGCCGCATGAAGTTTGTTGCGCCCGAACAGGCACCGGAACAGGCGGAGGTCATCAAAAATACGCCGTTCTGGCCTGATGTGGACCTGTCGGAATTTCGCAGTGTGATGCGAACTGACGGCACGGTGACGCAGCCGCGTTTAAAGCAGGTTGTGCTGACGGCTATTTCTGAGGTTAACGCTGAGCTGTACGACTTCCGCAACCGCCAGCAGTTGCTGGGCTACCGGGCACTGGCTGAGGTTCCGGCGGACATGCTGGACGGCAAAAGCGAGCGTATCCAGCACTACCACAACGCCGTTTTTTGCTGGGCGCGTGCTGTGCTCAATGAGCGTTATCAGGACTATGACGCCACGGCGTCAGGCGTGAAGCGAGGGGAGGAGCTGGCGGAGGCCAGCGGCGATCTGTGGCGTGATGCCCGCTGGGCTATCAGCCGGGTGCAGGATGCGCCGCACTGTACGGTGGAGCTTATCTGATGAAAGTGCGTGCGCATCAGTATGACACGGTGGACGCGCTTTGCTGGCGTCATTACGGGCGCACGCAGGGGGTCACTGAGCAGGTTCTGCAGGCAAATCCGGGGCTGGCTGAGTACGGCCCATTTTTACCGCACGGGCTGCAGGTGGAGCTGCCGGACATTACGGCGTCAACCACGGCGCAGACCGTCCAGCTATGGGACTGAATTATGACGCTTGAACGAATCAGCGCCTTTATCACTTACTGCATCGCCGTGCTGCTGGCATGGCTGGGCGATCTGTCGCTCAAGGATGCGTCAACGGTTGGCGGCGTACTGATTGGTGTGCTGATGCTGGCTATCAACTGGTACTACAAACACCAGTCTTTCAAATTGTTACGTGGCGGCAAAATTTCGCGGGGGAAATATGAATTCTTCAATCGTTAAGCGCTGCCTTGTCGGGGCGGTGCTGGCTATCGCCGCCACGCTGCCCGGTTTCCAGTCGCTTCATACCTCTGTCGAGGGGCTGAAACTGATTGCCGATTACGAGGGATGCCGCCTGCAGCCTTATCAGTGCAGTGCGGGCGTGTGGACCGACGGGATCGGCAATACTTCCGGTGTGGTGCCGGGGAAAACCATCACGGAGCGGCAGGCGGCGCAGGGACTTATCACCAACGTGCTGCGCGTGGAGCGGGCGCTGGAAAAATGTGTGGTGCAGCCGGTGCCGCAAAAGGTCTATGACGCGGTGGTGTCGTTTGCTTTCAACGTGGGTACCGGCAACGCCTGCAGCTCCACGCTGGTTAAGTTGCTGAACCAGCGGCGCTGGGCGGATGCCTGCCATCAACTGCCGCGCTGGGTATATGTCAAAGGTGTGTTTAATCAGGGGCTGGACAACCGCCGCGCGCGGGAAATGGCCTGGTGCTTAAAAGGAGCATAACGGAATGAAAAAGAAAGTCATGAGCGTTTTTTTCCAGCTGGCATGGGCTGCGCTGTTGGTTATTAGCCTGCTGTATCCGCGCAGCGGTGCACCGGTTCTGGTTGGTGCGTCTGTCTGGGTGTCATGCTTCCTCGCCTGGCTGCTTGCTGCGCTGTGCGCTGTCGGGTGGTTCGCCGGAGATCGGGCGCGCGATGAGGTCAGGGCGGCATTGCTGAAATTCAGGGCGCACCCCGTAAAACCCGTGCGTACATGGGTAATCAGGCTGCTTATTGTTCTGTGCCTGGCGTTTTCTGGATGGATGATCACCCTGGTGTTTTACCTGCTGACGTTGGTTTTGTATCAGATTGCCCGCGCGCAGCTTCATGAGCCGATGGCGGCCTGATGCGTGCGCTGGCGGTAGTGCTGGCGCTTGTACTTGCGGCGCTGGGCTGGCAGTCATGGCGGCTTAACAATGCCAGCCACACCATCGAAACGCAGGGCGCGGCGCTGAAAAGCAAAACGCAGGAGCTGACGAAGAAAAACAGCCAGCTGATCGGCCTGTCCATTCTGACCGAAACCAACAGCCGGGAGCAGGCGCGGCTTTATGCGGCAGCGGAACAGACCACCGCACTTCTGCGCAGCCGCCAGCACCGGATCGAGGAACTGAAACGTGAAAATGAGGATTTGCGCCGCTGGGCTGATACTCCTTTGCCTGCTGACATTATCCGGCTGCGGGAGCGTCCGGCCCTCGCCGGAGGTGCAGCTTACCGTGAGTGGCTGTCCCAGAGTGACACAGTGCCGTCTGGAAAGGTCAGCGCCGCGCAGTAACGGCGATCTGAACGCTGTGCTGGATGAAACCGAGGCCGCCTGGGCGGTCTGTGCTGACAAAGTGGACACGATTATTGCGTGTCAGGAGCGAGACAGTGAACAAACCGCAGTCCTTACGCAGCGCCCTGAATAAAGCGGTTGCTTATGTCCGCGACAACCCGGACAAGCTGCACCTTTTCGTTGATAACGGCTCACTGGTGGCAACCGGTGCCAGCTCTATGTCATGGGAATACCGCTACACCCTGAACGTGGTGATCGAGGATTTCAGCGGCGACCAGAATCTGCTGATGGCTCCTGTGCTGCTGTGGCTAAGTGACAACCAGCCGGATGCTATCAATAACCCGGAGCTGCGCGAAAAACTGTTCACCTTTGAAGTGGATATTCTGCGCAACGATGTGTGCGATATCAGCCTGAACCTGCAATTGACGGAGCGCGTGCTGGTCAGCACTAACGGCAGCGTGTCAAGCGTTGAAGCGGTGCCGGAGCCGGACGAACCCGAAGAAATGTGGACGGTGAAACGTGGATGAACTGCAGAGGGTGGATGACTGGCTGACGGCGCTACTGGCGAATCTGGAGCCTGCCGCGCGCAGCCGTATGATGCGGCAACTGGCGCAACAGCTGCGCCGGACGCAGCAGCAGAACATCAGGCTGCAGCGTAATCCTGACGGCAGCGGCTATGAGCCGCGCCGGGTGACTGCCCGCAGCAAGAAGGGACGCATCAAAAGCCAGATGTTTGCAAAGCTTCGCACCACAAAATACCTGAAAACCACCGCCAGTGCGGACTCCGCCAGCGTGCAGTTTGATGGCAAGGTGCAGCGCATTGCCCGTGTTCACCATTACGGCCTGCGGGATCGCGTCAGCCGAAAAGGCCCGGAGGTCCGCTACGCAGAGCGCCGCCTGCTGGGCGTGAATGAAGAAGTGGAAACCGTCACCCGTGACACCCTGTTGCGCTGGCTGGCGGGGTGATCTTTGTGCCACCGCTGGTACAAGCGCCAGCGCTGCCTCCCTTTTCCCTCTGATGGCAACCTTTCGTTATGAATGCACAACTGACCGAAATTATGCGCCTTATCACCAATCTGATCCGCACCGGCACTGTGACCGAAGTGGACCGGAAAAAGTGGCTGTGTCGGGTGAAAGTGGGCGAGCTTGAAACTAACTGGATTAACTGGCTGACGCTGCGCGCCGGTGGTGCACGTACATGGTGGTGTCCGTCGCCGGATGAGCAGGTGGTGGTGCTGAGTATGGGCGGCAATCTGGAAACCGCTTTTGTGCTGCCCGCCATCTACTCCAATCAGTTTCCGCCACCGTCGGATTCCGTGGACGGCTGCGTGACGGAGTACCCGGACGGGGGATGGTTTGAGTATGAACCCGCCACCGGACGGTGGCATGTCAGGGGCATCAAATCCATGGTGATCGAGGCAGCAGACAGCGTCACTTACAAAACCGGTGAGTTTGTGGTGGAGGCTGACACCACGCGTATTAACAGCGAGGTGGTAATCAATGGCGGCGTCACCCAGGGCGGCGGCGCGATGAGTTCTAACGGGATCGTAGTTGATGACCATGAGCATACTGGTGTTCTGAAAGGCGGTTCTAACACGGGAGGTCCGGTATGACGTTGTATATCGGTATGAGCAGGAATGACGGGCAGGCCATTGCAGATACAGACCATCTGCGCCAGTCGGTGCGGGATATTCTGCTGACGCCGCAGGGCAGCCGTCTTGCCCGCCGGGAATATGGCTCCCTGCTGTCTGCCATGATTGACCAGCCACAGAACCCGGCGCTGCGCCTGCAGATTATGTCTGCGGTCTATGTGGCGCTGAACCGCTGGGAACCGCGCCTTACGCTGGACTCCATCACCATCAACGGCAATTTTGACGGCTCTATGGTGGTTGAACTTACCGGACACGGCAATAACGGCGCACCGGTTTCCCTTTCCGTATCAACAGGAGCAGACAATGGCAGTCATTGACCTTTCCCGGCTACCGCCGCCGCAGATTGTGGACGTGCCGGACTTTGAGGCATTGCTGGCAGAACGCAAGGCCGCCTTTGTGGCACTCCATCCGGCTGATGAACAGGAAGCCGTTATGCGCACGTTAGCGCTGGAGTCAGAACCCGTCACCAAACTGCTGCAGGAAAATACTTACCGTGAAATCCTGCTGCGCCAGCGTATTAATGAGGCTGCGCAGGCGGTCATGGTGGCCTATTCCATGGGAAATGACCTTGAGCAACTGGCAGGTAACTGCAACGTGAAGCGCCTGACGGTAGTCCCTGCAGATAATGACGCGGTGCCGCCGGTCGCCGCAGTGATGGAAAGTGATGAAGCATTACGCCAGCGCATTCCTGCAGCATTTGAGGGGCTGTCCGTTGCAGGGCCGACGGGAGCCTATGAGTTCCACGCCAGAAGCGCCGACGGGCGGGTGGCTGATGCCAGCGCAACCAGTCCGGCACCGGCAGAGGTGGTGCTTACCGTACTGAGCCGCGAGGGTGACGGTACGGCAGGGGATGACCTGCTGGCAGTGGTTGAGCAGGCGCTTAACAGTGAAAAGGTTCGCCCGGTGGCAGACCGCCTGACGGTGCGCAGCGCTGAAATTATTCCGTACAGCGTGGACGCAACGATCTTCCTTTATCCGGGGCCGGAGGCTGAGCCGGTGATGGCAGAAGCAAAAGCCAGTCTGCAGAAATACATCGCCAGTCAGACGCGGCTGGGACGTGATATCCGCCGCAGCGCCATTTATGCCGCGTTGCATGTGGAGGGCGTCCAGCGTGTGGAGCTGACGTCCCCGCTGGGTGATGTGGTGCTGGATAAGACGCAGGCGGCATCCTGTACTGAATGGAGCGTCACCAACGGGGGCACAGATGAATAGCCTGTTGCCGCCGGGTTCGTCGCCGCTTGAGCGCAGACTGGCGCAGACCTGCAGCGGGATTTCCGATCTGCAGGTATCGCTGTGTGATTTGTGGAATCCGGCAACCTGTCCGATCAGATTCCTGCCCTATCTGGCCTGGGCGTTTTCTGTTGACCGCTGGGATGAAAGCTGGACAGAAAGCGTCAAGCGCCGCGTTGTGCAGGACGCGTTTTATATCCATCAGCACAAGGGGACAACCAGCGCCGTGCGGCGTGTGGTGGAGCCGTTTGGCTTCCTGATCCGCATCATTGAGTGGTGGCAGACCGGCGAAACACCGGGGACGTTCCGTCTGGATATTGGCGTGCAGGACCAGGGCATAACAGAAGAAACCTATCTGGAGCTGGAGCGCCTGATCGGTGATGCCAAACCATGCAGCCGTCATCTGGTTGGTATGTCCATCAACCTGCAGACAGGTGGCCCGTATTTTGTGGGGGCAGCCACCTACACCGGCGAAGAAATCACGATCTACCCGTATATCAACGAAACCATTATTTCCGGCGGCACCGCTTATGAGGGCGGCGCGGTCCATGTTATTGACACGATGAGAGTGAACCCATGAGCGCAAAATTTTACACCCTGCTGACGGATATCGGCGCGGCGAAACTGGCAAGCGCCGCCGCGCTCGGTGTCCCGTTGAAAATTACCCATATGGCGGTGGGTAGCGGTGGCGGTGTGCTGCCCGCACCCAACGCGCAACAGACCGCGTTAGTTGCTGAGGAGCGCCGCGCAGCGCTGAATATGCTGTATATCGACCCTCAGAACAGCAGCCAGATTATTGCTGAGCAGGTGATCCCCGAAAACGAGGGCGGGTGGTGGATTCGTGAAGTCGGCCTGTTTGATGAAACCGGCGCGCTGATTGCTGTGGGTAACTGCCCGGAGAGCTACAAGCCGAAGCTGGCGGAGGGCAGCGGACGCACGCAGACCGTGCGCATGGTACTGATTACCAGCAGCACTGATAACATCACCCTGAAAATTGACCCTGCTGTGGTTCTGGCAACCCGCAAATATGTGGATGATAAGGCGCTGGAGCTTAAGGTGTACGTGGATGACCTGATGGCAAAGCATCTTGCTGCTGTTGATCCTCATTCGCAGTATGCACCAAAAGACAGTCCGACACTCACCGGCACGCCAAAAGCGCCGACGGCGGCGGCAGGCAATAATTCCGTGCAGATTGCAAACACGGCCTTTGTGCAGGCTGCTATTCTTGCCCTGATTGGTGGCGCACCGGCAACGCTGGATACGCTGAAAGAAATTGCAGCAGCTATCAATAATGATCCGAATTTCAGTACCACCATTAATAATGCACTGGCACTGAAAGCACCGCTGGCAAGTCCGGCACTGACCGGAGCGCCAACGGCTCCCACTGCTGTTCAGTCAACGAATAATACGCAGATTGCCACTACCGCGTTTGTGAAATCTGCTGTTGCGGGGCTGGTTGGTTCGTCGCCGGAGGCGCTGGACACACTGAATGAACTGGCGGCTGCGCTGGGGAATGATCCTAATTTTGCGACAACTGTGATGAACGCGCTGGCGGGTAAACAGCCACTTGATGCCACGCTGACGAATCTCAGCGGGAAAAGCATTTCAGGGCTTCTCGAATACCTTCAATTGGGAGAAGCGGCAAAACAGGGGGTGGCAACGAATCAGCAGATGCAGGACGGGACTGCTACAAATTTACTGCCATCGGTCGCGGCGGTGATGAGTCTGTTCAGCAAACGCTCATTTTCAATGAGCGACTTTATCCGCATACCTGACGTTCCCGGGGGACTGATTATCCAGTGGGGGATAATGTCGACAGCTGACGCTAACGGACTTTGCAGCGCAAATCTCCCCATTAAATTTCCAGTCGGTCCACTGGTAGTGCCATCTCCGGCGTATTACAACGACTCACGGAACAATATTACTATGACGGTTGTGTCAACCACCCCAACACAAATACAAGTGTTCGCCTCTTACGCGCATACAAACGTTCCAGCAGTAGGCGCACCGTTACGTTATGTAATTCTTGGCCGATAAGGGTATCGCTATGGAACAGGTATATTTTTCAGCGAAAAAACTCACTTTTATTCCCGCGGCATGGAAAGATGACGGAACCTACAATGAGGAGACCTGGCCTGATGATGCTGTTCTCCTCAGTGAGGATGAGGCGGTGTCTTACTGGAAGCAAACACCACCTGACGGGAAGCAACTCAGTTCTGTTGATGGTCGCCCTTGCTGGGTTGATATTCCACCGCCCAGCCATGGAGAGTTAGTTCAGCTCGCGGAGAACTACCGTCAGAAACTACTGACTCATGCTGACGCGGTAATGCTCGACTGGCGAACGGAACTGATGCTGGGTGAAATCAGCGACGCCAACAGAGCGAAACTGTCGGCATGGCTGGCTTATAAAAACAAAGTTAAGGCGGTTGATGTGACAACCAACCCTGAGCATGTTAACTGGCCTGTTCCACCGGAGGCGTAGGCCAGTCAGGTTTTGACGTATCAACCCGCATTAACAGTACCCGGTACTTCTTCCACTCAGACAACGCGGCGGTTTCTTTTTCCGTCGCTATACCTGCATCAACAGCGTCTTGTCTCCAGGCGATTTCTGCGTCAGCGATGGTACGTAGCGTTGATTTCTTGCGCTCCGCCATCTCCAGTTGCTGCTCTGCCGTTAATGGCGGGATATCGGCCCAGGATGGCAAACCATCCAGACCAGGCTGCATAATTTTCCCGTTGCGTCCCAACATAAATTCTTCATGCATTTCCTGTGAAACCTCAACTAAATCCACGGGTGTCGGGTTGTATGCAATTGCATCCGAAAAAAAACCGTTATGTTCTGCGCTGTAAAATATCTTCATGCTTTCCCCACTGCAATATATCGTGCGTTCACAAATTTATTGGGTTGTGATGCGCCTGTTTTTGAATTTCGCACTGCTGCACCTAACGCAGTTACAGGTCCAGGGCCGGATGGATATGGAGAAAATATGAGAGGGTCAGTATCTGCCGCATAACTCGCATTCGCCTGCGTGATGCTCAGATAAAAAACGGTATCAGGGAATGCAAACGGAAACACAACGTTCAAATTACCCTCTGGTGTGGTGTCCTTACTGCAGTTACCAACCATGATGATGAATGCCCCGATTTTTACTGTCAGATACGTAGGGCCAGACGTTATTACCAAACCAACGTTTAAGAAAATGCTGTTTTCCCGCCTGGCTGGCATTATTTGGACTTTTGCATAAGGGAAAACAAATGTTAGTCGGCTATGTGCGCGTATCAACAAGTGAGCAAAACACAGCGCTGCAGCGTGATGCACTGGAACGCTCAGGATGTGAGCTAATTTTTGAAGACAAAATGAGCGGAAAAACAGCAGACAGGCCAGGGCTAAAAAGGTTGCTCAGGACGTTATCAGAGGGAGACACGCTGGTTGTATGGAAGCTCGACAGGCTGGCAGGTTACTTGCTGCAGGTGAAACACGGCAGCGGGTTGCTTTAATTTTTGATGTGGGGATCTCGACGTTATACCGCAAATATCCTGCGACATTGTGTGATTAACAGGACAACGCCGCGCAGCTGCCTGCGTGACGTAATCAATACAACATAGGGCGAAGCCTATTCCAATCAGGAGGTTCGCCGCTATGGCTCAGGATTACCACCACGGGGTGCGCGTTGTTGAAATCAACGAGGGCACCCGATCCATTACCACGGTGAGCACCGCCATCGTGGGCATGGTCTGCACCGGCGATGATGCTGATGCGTCTATGTTTCCCCTCAACAAGCCGGTTCTGCTGACCGATGTGCTGACCGCCAGCGGCAAAGCGGGAGAGTCCGGCACGCTGGCCCGTTCGCTGGATGCGATTGCAGACCAGGCTAAACCCGTGACCGTCGTTGTGCGCGTGGCGCAGGGCGAAACCGAAGCGGAAACCACCTCCAACATTATCGGCGGTGTGACTGCTGACGGTAAAAAAACGGGCATGAAAGCGCTGCTATCGGCGCAGTCGCAGCTCGGTGTCAAGCCGCGCATTCTCGGTGTGCCGGGACACGACACGCAGGCAGTTGCCACTGAGCTGCTGAGCGTGGCGCAGAGTCTTCGCGGGTTTGCCTATCTGTCCGCCTACGGCTGCAAAACGGTAGAAGAAGCAATTGCCTACCGTGACAATTTCAGCCAGCGCGAGGGGATGCTGATCTGGCCTGACTTTATCAACTTTGACACTGTGCTGAATGCAGACGCGACAGCTTACGCCTCCGCCCGTGCGATCGGCCTGCGAGCCAAAATTGACGAGCAGACCGGCTGGCACAAGACCCTGTCCAACGTGGGCGTGAACGGTGTCACCGGCATTTCCGCTGATGTGTTCTGGGATCTGCAGGACCCGGCAACCGATGCGGGACTGCTCAACCAGAATGACGTCACCACGCTTATCCGCAAAGACGGCTTCCGCTTCTGGGGTTCCCGCTGCCTCAGTGACGATCCGCTGTTTGCCTTTGAGAACTACACCCGCACGGCGCAGGTGCTGGCTGACACCATCGCTGAAGCGCATATGTGGGCGGTGGATGGCGTGCTCAACCCATCGCTGGCCCGTGACATTATCGAAGGTATCCGCGCCAAGCTGCGCAGCCTGAAAACGCAGGGCTACATCATCGGTGCAGACTGCTGGCTGGATGAGTCGGTGAACGATAAAGACTCCCTGAAAGCAGGGAAACTCACTATCGACTACGACTACACGCCAGTGCCGCCGCTTGAAAACCTGATGCTGCGCCAGCGCATCACCGATCAGTACCTGCTGGATTTCTCCAGCCAGGTCAGCGCGTAAGGGGACACCATGGCTTTACCACGTAAGTTAAAACACCTGAACCTGTTCAACGACGGGAACAACTGGCAGGGGATTGTCGAGTCTCTGACCCTGCCGAAATTCACCCGCAAGTTTGAGAAGTATCGCGGCGGCGGTATGCCGGGCGCGGTGGATGTGGACATGGGGCTGGATGACGGCGCACTGGACACGGAATTTTCAATCGGCGGCACCGAACTGCTGTTATTCAAGCAGATGGGTAAGGCAACCGTTGACGGCATCCAGCTGCGTTTCACCGGCTCTATTCAGCGTGACGATACTGGCGAAGTGCAGGCTGTTGAGCTGGTTGTGCGCGGGCGTCATAAAGAAGTGGATTCCGGCGAGTGGAAAACCGGCGAGAGCAGCACCACCAAGGTCAGCAGTACCAACAGCTACGCGAAGCTGACCATTAACGGTGAGGTGCTCTATGAGGTCGATCTGGTCAACATGGTTGAAATCGTTGACGGCGTGGATCTGATGGAAGAACACCGTAATGCCCTCGGCCTCTGATTAACCTTAACGGCGCGGGCAGCCGCGCCAGTATTTCATTAACAGGATACGAACATGAGCGACAAGCTGACTGAAAAGACCGTAAAACTGGATACCCCCATCATGCGCGGTAAAACTGAAATTACCGAAATTGTGCTGCGCAAGCCGCAGTCCGGCGCACTGCGTGGCACCCGTCTGCAGGCCATTATGGATATGGACGTGGGCGCGATGATGACTGTGATCCCGCGAATCTCCACTCCGACGCTGACCGCGCAGGAAATGGCAGAGCTGGACCCCGCCGATCTGACAGCAATGGCTGTAGAGGTGGTGACTTTTTTGTTGCCGAAGTCGGTGCTTGCCGATTTGCCGACAACCTGACGGTTGATGATCTGGTGGCAGATATTGCCACCATCTTTCACTGGTCGCCGTCCATCACTGACGTTATGCCGCTGACTGAGGTGCTGGAATGGCGGCATAAGGCAATTCAGCGAAGCGGGGCCAGCGATGAGTGATAATAACCTGCGTCTGCAGGTGGTTTTGGGGGCGGTTGACAAGTTAACCCGCCCTTTTAAAAATGCCCAGGCTGGCTCAAAAGAGCTGGCAGCGGCAATCCGGCAGACCCGCGACCAGCTTAAGCAACTGAGCGATGCGGGAGGCCAGTTAAAATCCTTCGACCAGCTATCGCAAAGCGTGCGCCGTACAGGTGCAGAGCTGGATCAGACGAGACTGCGCGCGCAGATGATGACGCGCGAAATGTCATCTTTGGAATCCCCAACAAAAAAACAAACTCAGGCGCTTGAAGCTCAGTGGCGTGCTGTTGCACGTCTTGAGCAAAAGCAGAAACAGGAAACAAACCAGCTATCTGCAGTCAGGGGGGAGCTTTACAGGCTGGGGTTATCTGCTGGGGGCGGAGCGCGGGAAACCGCCAGAATTACCCGTGAAACTGAGAAGTATAACCAGAAGCTGGCAGAGCAGGAGCGCAGGCTGCGCGAGGTTGGTGAGCGTCAGCGAAAGCTCAACGCTATCAAAGCCAAGGCTGAAAAGACCCGTGAGTTAAGGAACTCTCTGGCAGGTAATGGTGCAGGGGCGATGGCGGCTGGGGTAGCTACTGGCATGACGTTGTTGGCTCCAGTAAAAGCCTATTCAGAATCAGAAAATGCAGCGAATCAGCTCGCCGGTTCAATGATGGGACCGGGCGGAAAGGTAGCGCCTGAATTTGAAAAAATTAACCGGCTTGCAGTTGCTTTGGGCGATAAGCTGCCGGGAACAACAGCCGACTTTCAGAACATGATGACTATGCTACGCCGTCAGGGTATGTCGGCGCAGGTCATCCTGGGCGGCTTGGGAGAGTCAGCAGCTTATCTTGGCGTGCAGTTACAGATGGCTCCCACTGCAGCAGCTGAGTTTGCGGCTAAGTTACAAGATGCTACTCAGACCTCCGAAAAAGACATGATGAATCTGATGGACGTGATCCAGAAAGGATTCTACGCGGGGGTAGATTCAGGAAATATGCTGCAGGGGTTCTCAAAAATCAGCAGCGCGATGGATATTATTCATAAAAAGGGATTGGACGCGGCTAAGACATTTGCTCCTCTATTAGTTATGGCTGATCAGGCTGGTATGGCTGGAGAGTCAGCTGGTAATGCCTACCGAAAAGTATTTCAGTCAGTCATGAATACGGAAAAAGTGAAGGATGCTAATGATGAACTAAAAGGCACTGGCGTTAAGTTCGATTTTACGGATGGCAAGGGGGAGTTTGGCGGGCTGGAGAAAATGTACACGCAGTTAGCTCAACTCCAAAAGCTTAATACTGAGAAAAGGTTAGCTACTCTAAAAGGTATTTTTGGGGATGATGCGGAAACGCTGCAGGTGCTAAATATTATGATTACCAAAGGCATCTCAGGCTATCGTGAAACGGCTTCAAAGCTACAAAATCAGGCTTCTCTACGCGAGCGTGTTGATGCCTCCTTGAATACTCTTGGTAATAAATGGGAAGCCGCTACAGGTTCCTTTACCAATGCTATGGCTAGTATCGGTGAAACAGTTGCCCCAGCATTAAAGAAGCTGGCTGACTGGTTGGGTGAACTGGCTTCGCGTCTGGATGGTTTTGTTAAACGACACCCACAATTGACCTCTGCGCTGTTTAAGCTGGCAGCTGGCTTTGCCATTGTTGCCACCGCCGCTGGGGTTGTTTCACTGGCGCTGGCGTCCGTGTTAGGGCCGATGGCAGTAGTGCGAATGAGCGCAGGGGTGATGGGGCTAAAATTTTCATCTGCATTTGGTCTTATTGGGAAAGCAATCAGTTCTGTTGGCAAGTCAGTTATATGGCTGGGCCGATTGATGTTTGCAAATCCTATACTGGCTGTCATTGGGCTGATCGCCGCTGGTGCTATTTATATCTGGCAGAACTGGGACACGCTTGGGCCAAAATTCAAGGCAATGTGGGATGCCGTATGTAATGCCACAAGTACGGCATGGGATTGGATTAAAGAGAAGGCCAGCGCCGCATGGGAGGGGATTAAGTCACTGTTCTTTAATTATACCTTGCCGGGATTAATAGCTAAAAATTGGGATGCAATAAAAACTGGCGTTTCTGAAGCGTGGGCCAATATCAGACAATCTATTAGTGATAAATGGAATTCGATCCTGGCTGATGTTGCCGCGCTTCCTGCGAAGTTTCAGGACATGGGCAGCGCCATTATTGACAGCATTCTCGATGGAATTAATGCCAAATGGGAGACACTCAAAAGCAAGCTTTCCTCAGTCACCGATTATCTGCCTGACTGGATGACCGGAAATAATAAAACACAAGACAAAGCACAGGTGCAGGTGGTTGGTGGAGCAGCGGCTGCTGCCGTTCCGTTTGCCGGGATGTATGACAGTGGTGGGATTATTCCGCGCGGTCAGTTCGGTATTGTTGGAGAGAACGGCCCTGAAATTGTGAACGGCCCCGCAAATGTGACCAGCAGGCGGCGCACTGCCGCGCTGGCTTCCGTCGTTGCAGGTGTCATGGGCGTAGCGGCAGCGCCTGCAGAGGCTGCTCCACTACATCCTTACAGTCTGCCTACTGTGGCATATAAACAAAGCCAGCCTGCGAAATCTGCCAGCGCGCCGCCAGTGATGCACTTTGAAACTCACGCGCCGATCACTATCTATGCTCAGCCAGGGCAGAGTGCACATGATATTGCCCGTGAAGTTGCCCGACAGCTTGACGAACGCGAGCGCAAGACCAGGGCAAAAGCGCGCAGCAATTTCAGCGATCAGGGGGGATATGAATCATGATGATGGTGCTGGGTTTATATGTATTTATGTTGCGCACTGTCCCTTATCAGGAGCTGCAGTATCAGCGCAGCTGGCGACATGCAGCCAACAGCCGGGTGAACCGCCGCCCGTCAACGCAGTTTCTTGGCCCGGATAATGATTCACTGACACTGTCCGGGGTTCTGCTGCCGGAAGTGACTGGAGGCAGGCTGTCATTACTGGCGCTGGAGTTGATGGCAGAGCAGGGCAAAGCCTGGCCTTTGATTGAAGGCAGCGGAACCATTTACGGCATGTTTGTTATTGAAAGTCTGAGCCAGACAAAGACGGAGTTTTTTGCCAGTGGAATGCCCAGGCGCATTGAGTTTACGATCACCCTCAAACGGGTTGATGAATCGCTGTCTGACATGTTCGGGAGCCTGAGTGACCAGCTCAGCAACCTGCAGGACTCTGCTGCCTCTGCGATTGGGGGGATTAAGAACACGGTAGGAGGATTGCTGCAGTGAACGTTAAATCTGATCTTCTGAATCTGAACAGTAAAAGCCCGGCTTTCAGTATCGTCATTGAAGGTAAGGACGTGACGAGCGTGCTGGATACCCGCCTGATGAGTCTGACGCTGACGGATAACCGGGGCTTTGAAGCGGACCAGCTTGATCTGGAGCTGGACGACGCCGACGGGCTGATCGCCCTGCCGCGACGTGGGGCAGTGATTCAGCTGGCGCTGGGCTGGAAAGGCCAGCCGCTTTTCCCTAAAGGGGCTTTTACTGTGGATGAAATTGAACACAGCGGTGCCCCTGACCGGCTGACCATCCGGGCGCGTAGCGCAGATTTCCGTGAAACCCTCAATACACGGCGCGAAAAATCATGGCATCAGACAACGGTGGGGGAGGTGGTAAAGGAAATCGCCGCCCGGCACAACCTGACAATGGCCCTGGGCAATGACCTGACCGATAAGTCTCTGGATCACCTGGACCAGACCAACGAGAGCGACGCGAGTTTCCTGATGAAGCTGGCGCGGCAGTTTGGGGCCATTGCCTCTGTAAAAGACGGGCATCTGCTGTTTATCCGCCAGGGGCAGGGCAGAACTGCCAGCGGAAAGCCATTGCCGGTAATCACTATCACCCGCAAGGCTGGAGACAGCCACCGTTTCAGCCTGGCAGATCGTGGTGCCTATACGGGCGTGATTGCCAGTTGGCTGCATACGCGGGAGCCAACAAAGAAGGAAACGACAAGCGTTAAGCGCCGGAAGAAAACCACGACAGCAAAAGAGCCGGAGGCAAAGCAGGGAGATTATCTGGTCGGCACGGATGAAAACGTGCTGGTACTCAACCGGACCTATGCTAACCGGGCCAATGCTGAACGGGCCGCCAAAATGCAATGGGAGCGTTTGCAGCGTGGTGTTGCGTCTTTCTCCCTGCAACTGGCGGAAGGCCGGGCCGATCTCTATACGGAAATGCCCGTGAAGATGAGCGGCTTTAAGCAGCCCATTGATGAAGCTGAATGGACGATCACCACGCTCACGCACACGGTCAGCGCTGACAGTGGTTTCACAACCAGCATTGAATTTGAGGTAAAAATTGACGATCTCGAAATGGAATGATTACTTCACAAAATGGAATTATGTTGTATTATTATTGCGATTACAGCAAAAGTGGGGAAAAGGCTAAAATGATGAATTGTCCGTTGTGTGGTCAGGCCGCACATACACGCAGCAGCTTTGAAGTTTCCCGCCAAACCAAAGAACGTTATAACCAGTGCACAAATATTGAATGCGGGCACACTTTTGTTACTCATGAAACGTTCGTCAGGTCTGTTTGTCGCCCTCAAAAAATCAGTTCTGCACCTCCGCATCCGAAGGGTTTGCAGCAACAACTTTCGTACTAACCCGCTGCTGGCGGGTTTTTTTATGAAATTCCTGCTGCCATTTTGCTGCCAATGGGTTTTGATTAAACAAAAAGGCCACTCGCGAGAGTGGTCTAACTGTATGTATTTACTACTTAAATTTGGTGGCCCCTGCTGGACTTGAACCAGCGACCAAGCGATTATGAGTCATAAAATTGGTATGTTTTTAATTGTTCGTCATTGTCTCTATTTGTATTTTTAATTATCTATAATCAATCAGTTATGAAGTTATTTTTGTTTCTGATTGGTTCTCTCATTTCCCCATTGTACTATCCTTACCTGACCCATTACCTGACCCAAAATGGGCATTGGGTCAGGTAACGCTTATCCTCAGAAAGGTAACCTCATGGCCGCTAATCTTACCGAGACTGCTATACGTGGATTGAAGACAAAAAGTACGTCGTACTACGTGTGGAGCAACAGTGCTCAACGTGGCACCGGCAGGCTTGGCGTTAAGGTTCAGCCTTCAGGCAGCAAAGTTTTTTATTTCCGTTATTACGTTGAGAAAGGGAAGAAAGAGAAGTTCATCCAGTTGGGCATCTGGCCTGAGATGAAGCTGGTGACGGCCAATGAGTTGGCGAAAAAGTATGGAGCCTGGCTTGTTGAAGGAAAAGAGCCCCAACAAGAGCTTGAGCAACAACGCCTGGCCGAAGAGCACCTTATGCAGATCCATCGCTCTCAAGGATCGTTTAATGAGCTGGTGCATGGCTACGTTAACAAGATGAAGCTCGACAATAAGCGGACCTGGGCTGATGTCCTGAAGCGTCTTGAAAAAGAGTGCTACACGGTTATCCCTCGAGAAACCAAAGCGAAAGATGTAACACCTCTGCAGATCAAAACCATCCTCTCAGGCATTATCCAGCGTGATGCGGTGGTGCATGCTAACCGGATTCGCTCGTATCTGATGGCAGCATTTAACTACGGCTTAAAAGCCGATAACGATCCGATGAATACCAGTGTGGGTATTACGTTCGGTCTTGAAGTAAATCCGGTATCGGCCATACCGAAACAGTCTTCGGCGGAAAAAGTGGGTGATACATGGTTAACGCTGGAAGAGCTACGTTTTGTCATGGAGCAGTTCGCTCAGGCAACTAACGTTGGGCCACTGATGCAACACCTAATCCGCTTCTGTGTTTATGCTGGCGGGCAGCGTCCGTTTGAAATGATTGCCAGCCAGTGGAGCGCGATTGACTGGCAGCAAAAGACGCTCCTGGTAATTGCCGATGTATCGAAAAACAAACGGGAGCACCTGATCCCGCTGACTGAATCGGCATTAAGTGAATTAGCCTCAGTGAAAGAACTGACTAAGGAAAGTAACAGCCCCTATATCTTCCCGCTCTCGACCAACGGCGAACGACCGGTGCGTACCGATAGTCTGGCGCGTTCCATCATGTATTTCCGGGCTTTTAATCCTGAGTTTAAAGTTTTCACGGCGCGAGATTTACGTCGCACCTGTAAAACGTTGATGGGGGAGGCGGGGATCAGCAAAGAGATCCGCGACCGTATCCAGAATCACGCTTTGAACGACGTTAGCTCGAAACACTATGATCGTTATGATTACCTTACTGAAAAGCGCAGGGCGCTTGAGATCTGGGAAGATCGGATTAACAACTATCAACGACAGCAGGAAAACAACGTTGTGAACTTGTTTGGGCGGAGGTGAGAGCTTGGCAAAATATGAGCTTAATTCAGCAGAAGAGCGCTATCAGCCGGGCTCTGGTGATTTGGTGCTATCTAATAAACTGGGGATCATTGATGAAGAGGAAATGGAGGCGCTGGAATCGGGCCTACTGCTGATGCTGTATGAGCAGCTATTTATTGAGGGCCAGCCGCCTGAGGCGCTGGCTTTTGAGCACATCAGCAGGTGGCATCGCCAGTGGCTGGGGAATGTGTATGACTGGGCGGGGAGGTTGCGTAATGCCAACTTAACTAAGGACGGCTTCCAGTTTGCCGCTGCCGACAGGATTCCACTTCTTCTCGATGGTTTCGAGAAACAGTTTCTCGCTCAGTCTGGTGCGCTGAAATCCTTGGCTCGTCTGGAGCTGGTAAGTTATCTGGCTGAATGCCATGTGGAGTTTATTTTGATCCACCCATTCAGAGAAGGTAACGGGCGTCTGTCGCGGCTACTTTGCGATGTGCTGTCGGTTCTGGCAGGGAAGGGCTTACTTGATTACAGCCTGTGGGATGAGCAGAAGGCGTTTTACTTCAAGGCAATACAGGCTGGTGTGTCAGGGAACTACAGCCCTATGATGCAACTGGTGAGCGACATCTTGCCAGATTAACGGGCGAGGCCAACGGCTTTTGCCTGTGCCTGATTTTGTTTGAGTTGCTGCTCAATTTTGTGCACAGAAACACCGGTTTCAATTGCGGTTGAGCTGGCAACAGAACGATAGATTTGAGTTTTAGTGATCTGACTATGTACTGTTTTTTTTGTCATCGTGAAAGCCTCGCTGTCTCAGTCCTGATTCTAGTGCGGATTGGGGGGGCTAGCAAGACTGTTATCAGCTCACCAAATGCATAATTCAGCCGCTGGTTATCTTAGGCGGTCGGAGAGGTGAATTCGGAACTGTACTCATTTTTGACCAAGATCACATAATCTGTATTATCATAAGTGATGTTTAATATTATTTGGTTTATAACTCAACGAGTTAATTGATTTTAATGGTGGGTTTGATGAACTCTAATTTTGTTTCTTTATCAAAAGTTTCAGATGATACGGTTGTCGAGAAAATTCTTGATGAGTGGTTTGTAAAGAAAATCAATCTTTTTTTGTATTTTGGAGGAAGCGGTAAAAAGTGCAGGCTATCAAGATGCATTTCTCCCTCTCTACATATAGGCGGAGAGCAGGTAATAACTAATGGGGATGAGTTTTATCTGTCAGAAGAAAGTGACGCACATTCAATTTTAAAATTTATCCCTGACCTACCATTAACTTCTCATTTGACGATCACTAAAGGTTTTAAAATATCAAGATCTATTCGCGGGGAGTATTTCAATTATGAATATTCCGGCAGTGCGTTAGGATACTGGGTAGTTGTCCCTACCCAAATATCAGCTTTTAATAATGGTAATTATCTTCTAACTGATAAGAAGTCATTCAGTTTGAAGGCTGGTTTGTCAGGGGCAGTATATATTTATAGTGTTTACGATGAGGACTATTTGATTTTTGAAGATGACTCTTTTGTTAGCAATAATGACCTGTATATTGATATAAAGGTACTTGATTCTTTTCTTCCTCTTTTTGACTCCAAACAGAGTAAACACGTTGATTTTATACTTGAAAAGTCTCTCTCGAGTAAATTTTTAACATCAAAATACAACATCGCACTTTATTTGATGATGAACAAACTTGTTGTAAGGAGCGGTGATACTCCTGTTGTAAGTAAATTTAAACTCGACTACGACGAAATGTGGAAAGGAAATGTTTCTGAAAGCACACTCTGCGAGTGGTTTGAAAAGCCTGAGTTGTATATAGAAAAAAGGCAGCGATTGACGCCTGAGAAGAAGAAAGGGTTGTATTTATTCCTCACCCTCTTTATTAAGAAGGAAGGGATAAAAAATACCAAGGAGAAAGCGTCTGTAATCGCGGAAAAATTAAACGAACTGGCGCTTCAGGAGTATCAACTGGACGAAGTGATTTTCACTGCTAATCATGTTAAACCTTGGCTAGAAAAGCCCCTTAGCTAA